GCATGGAGAGCACGGAATGGCTCGACGTGCTGATGAACGTACACGACACCATCAAGCCCAAGATGATGAGCCGGTTCGCGGACGCTGCCGAATACGAGGACGCCAAGGTGGAACTGGCGGGCCGGATGATCGGCGACATCATGAGCCACCCGGAGATGACCGATGCCGAGGCGGTGTTTGAGGGCATCTTAAAGCACAACCGTGAAGTGGCCGCAATGGCCGCCGGAAGCGAAGAGCGTGCGGCTGAGGTGACGAAGGGGCTGAAGAGCGTGCAGCAGGCCCAGCGGAAAGCCTTTGCCGACCGGATGCGGGAAAACAGCCGCAGCCAGAGCGCCGAGGCCAAGAGCGTGAGCCGGGCGGAACGGCAGCTCAACGAGAATCTGGAAACGCTGGGCGCACAGGTGAGCACGGCGGCGGGGCTCGACGAGAAGATGACCGCCCTGCGGGAAGCCTACGAGCGGGAATGGAAGGCCGAAAAGAGCCGGATGAAGCAGGCCCGGCAGGAGATGCTGGACGAGATAAAGCTGGAGCGGCAGCAGATGCGCTCCCAGATCAACGACCTTTCCCGGCAGGTGGCCGGAGAGCAGCGGAGAGCCGACCAGGCGGAGCATCAGCTGCTGGTACAGGAAAACGAGATCATGGAATGGGAAGCCGAGAACCAGCGCAAGGCCGAAGCGTGGCAGGAAAAACAGGCCCAGCGGAATGCGATCGCCATTGAAACGGCCCGGCAGCAGCGGGACGAGGACGTAGCCGTGGCCAAGGCACTGGCCGAAAAGCGGGTGCAGAAGGCCCGGGAAGGACGGAAGGCGGACGAACTGAAACGGAGCATCCGGAACAATGCCGCCCAGCTCAACCAGATGGTGCTGCGGCCGAAGCCCGGGAAATATGTACAGAAGAGCCTCATCGTGCAGGCCGCCGAGGTGGCGAAGCTGGCGGACATGGCAGTGCTGAACAACAACGCCGTGGCCAAGCTGACCGCTTTGCAGGACAGCATCCGGCGCAGCGGAGAGATGGACGCCGGCATCCACGCCGACTGGGAGAACAGCGGCGTGGAAAAGCTGATCCAGACGCTGCGGGACGATATGAACGCCAGCAAGCAGGCAAAGCTGGACCGGCTGCGGCAGCAGTTGGAAGAAGCCAAGGCCCTGCCGGACGGCGACAAGGCCGAACAGCTGCGGGACCGGCTGCGCCAGCGTATCCGGGAGACGGAGAACCGTACCTATCTGCCCATGACGGTAGATCAGCTGCGGATGCTGAAGGCTATTACGGCCAGCACGCTGCACATGATCCGGACGGAAAACAAGACCCTGAGCCTTGCGAGAGCAGAAGAAGTGGACGGCATGGCCATGAAGGCCGCTCGCGAGGTGCTGAACTCGGAGGGCAACGGTTTCGGAGAGAAATTTGAAAAGGCGAAGGGCGCGATGAACCGCTACCAGCTGGACATGCTGGGCGGCACGAGAATGTTCCGGCGTCTGGGCGGCTACACCAAAAACGGCCAGATGGAGAAGCTGGGGCAGATGCTGAACGACGGCCAGCGGCGGCAGACGGAGATCCTGGTAGAAGGCGAAAGCCTGTTTGCCAACGTGACCGGCAAGGAACACCTGAAAGAGGTGGAAGCTTTTGCCGGGCCGGGGGCGGAGCTGGTGGACATCGGATTGAAGGACAGCAAGGGCAATGCCGTGCCGCTGAACCACGCACAGCTGTGCAGCCTGTACATGCTGCTGCGCAACGAGGACAGCCGCCACCACCTGATGACCGGCGGTCTGACCCTGCCGGACGCTGCCCAGTACGCCAAGGGCAACATCGAGAGAGCCTACCAGCGCAGCCAGACCGTGATGCTGGGGACCCTGGTGAATGCCGACGGTGTCCCGATGGCCGACACCATTTTGCAGACGGTACAGGACGCCATGACGGACTATGACCGAAACTGGTGCAAGGACATGGAGGACTTTTTCGGGCGGTACACCACGAACCTCATCAACGAGACCAGCATGAAGCTGCTGGGCTACGACCGGGCCACCGTGAAGAACTACTACCCCATCGCGGTAGACCGGAGCACGCTGGCGACGGAGATCGAGGGCGTGAAGATGGATGCCACCATCGAGGGCAGGGGCTTTTTGAAGGAGCGCGTGAAGAGCGACAAGCCCATTTTGCTGGAAGAGTGCCAGAATGTGGTAAAGCGGAGCCTGCGGGACACGGCAGCCTATGCGGGCCTTGCGGCCCCCATCCGGGACGTGCAGCGGGTGCTGAACAGCACCGTGGAGACGGCGGAGGGCATCGGTGTGCTGAAGGACAAGATTATCGGCGAGAAGTGGGGCAGGGAGATGGTAAGCTACATCAATGACCTGCTGACCGACCTGCAGACCAGGCAGCGGCACCGCAGCAGCACAATGAGCCGGGCACTCGACCGGATGCGGGGCAACTACGCCGGGGCCATCCTGACCGTGAACCCGGGCGTGGCCATCGCGCAGGCGGCCAGCCTGCCCACGGCGGGCGCTGTGCTGGGAGCAGACACCATGGCGGCGGTGCTGCCCTTCGCAAAGAATTTTTCGGGCAAGCAGCGGGCCGCGGTGGAAGCGGAGATCCGTCAGCACGGCGACGCCCTGCTGCAATACCGACTGCGGGGGACGAAGCGGGGCGAGATGAGCTCCATCGGCGCGCACAAAAACCTTGTGGCCAAAGCGTCGGAAGCCATGCCTGCCGTGACCGGCTGGATCACCGGCATGGACGAGATCACGGTGGCGGCACTGTGGGAGGGCGCGAAGCGGTATGTGGAGCACCACGCAGCGGAGTTCAGCGAGGGCGCCGCGGAGAAGGGCAGTGAAACCTACTGGGAAGCCGTGAACAAGATGTACCAGCGGGTCATCGAGGAGACACAGCCCAACTACACCACCATGCAGCGGGCGGGCATCCAGCGCAGCGACAACGAGTTTGTAAAGACGCTGACCATGTTTACCACCCAGCGCTTCCAGAACTACGGCATTCTGGCCGACGCCGTGGGCGACTACAAGGCTCAGAAAGCCCGGTATGCTGCCGACCAGAGCGCGGAAAACAAAGCTGAGGTGCAGCGGGCCGGGAAAAACCTGAACCGGGCGGTGACGAGCCAAATCGTGCAGACGGCAGTGTTTGCGGCCATGAAGATCGGCGCAGACTTCCTGCTGCACCGGTGGGACCGGGAACAGGACGAAAACGGAGACGTTACAGCGGCCAGCGTGGGCAAGCGGCTTTTTGACCTGTACACCGAAAGCGCAGCCGGAAACTTTTTGTACGGAGCGGAGATCTACAGCGTTATCTCGAACGCCGCAAGCGGCGCGGACTACGACGTGGTGAGCGCCACCAACATCAGCGCGGTGAACGATCTGTTTGCCGCCTTTACCAAGACCGCCAAGCTGCTGCGGACGGACACCGGCGAGATGAGCGAGGAAGAGCTGGCGGCGCACCACCAGAAGCTGAACAAGGCGGTGCTGAAGGACATCCAGTGCGGACTTGAGCTGTACGGCGTCCCGGCGGCGAACATCCGGAAGGTGATGCAGGCGTTTGAAGGCTACTGGGAGGATGCACAGGCCATCGGCAGAGGTGAAGGGTTTAGCTTTAGCTCTGCGCCCTCTTCGGCCACCGGGCAGTACGACCGGCTGTACAACGCCATCCAGAGCGGGGACAGCGAGGAAGCTGCTGCGGCGATGAAGAAGCTGGAACAGATGAACAAGACGGACAAGATGGACGGCGAGCTGGCAAGGCGGCTGAAGCAGTACGACGCCGACGTACTGGCGGCGGCCGAGGCCCGGAACGCCGGAAAGACCCGGGCCGAGGAAAAGGCCCGGCAGGCCGTATTCGAGAAGCTGCGGGAGGGACTGGGCGTCGCCCCCGCGACGGACAGGGCCAAGGGCAAAGCGGACGCGTCCCGGCGGGCGCAGCTCATCGACCTTGTGAACAAGGCGGTGGACGGCAAGGCGGACGAGCTGCTGGCGGGCAGCAAGGACGGCAGCATATACGACGCGCTCCTGGACGAAGTGGAAAATGGCCGGGCAAAGGACGCGCAGGAGGAGCTTGACCGCCTGATGACCGCAGGCAAGGACAAGGGCAGCATCAAGAGCAAGATCACCGAGGCCGTGAAGGAAGAGTATCTGGCCGGAAGCGACGGCGACCGGGAGAAGCTGGAGAAGAAGCTGCTGGCCCTCGAGGACGCAGACGGAAACCCGCTGTACGAGGAAAAGGACTTTGCGCAGTGGGTGAGCGCTGCGGACAAGAAGGCGGAGAAGGCGAAGAACGAGAGAAATTGGTGGGAGGAGGTGAAATAAGAATGACTTGATATTTCGGCGCAGTTGGCGTATACTGATGGTAAGAAAGTTGGAAAATCCAACGATGCAAAGGAGCTGACAGATATGCTGACAGAGTTGAGAACAAAGTCGCAGATCACTATCCCGAAGGACATCGTGGCACGGCTGGGCCTGCACGAGGGCGACAAGCTGGAAATCGTGGAAAAAGACGGAACCATCCAGATCATGCCGGTGGCCGTGTACCCCAAGAAGTATCTGGACGAGCTGCGCAGCGAGATCAATGAAACAAAGGCGAAGATCGCAGCCGGTGAACAGCCGGTCTTTGATACCGTTGACGAGCTGTTTGAGATGTTGGATGGAGTGAGCTGATGGCGTACAAGATCACATTTACCAAGCGGTTCGTCAAGAACGTGAAACGGCTGTCGGCAGCAGAACGGACACAGCTGAAAAAGAAGCTGGAACTGCTGATGCAGGATCCGCTATACCCGTCACTGCGAACAAAGCGGATACAGGGAACAACAGACCTGTTCGAATTCAGCGTCAATATGGATGTTCGGGTCATATGGCAATACGACGGAGACACCATCATACTGCTGCTGGACATCGGACACCACGATATTCTGAATCAGTTTTAAGAAAAGAACGAGCACTCTGGCTGTGAGCCGGGGTGCTCGTTCTTTTTATATGTCCGCAGTAGTTTTGAAGCAGGGGACGTGGTAGGCTGGAGAAGAAGAGGCCTTTGGAAACGGCAGCGGACCGGAAGGGAACCTCTCAGCTTTGCAGTCCGCCTGACGGCGGCGCTGCAAAGCAGCTCCCCTGGCGAGGGGAGCCTTTCTCAAAGGAAGGAGCCTCAGAGTGAAAGTAAGGATCATCAAAGACCGATTCGGCGGGATGGGCTGGCGGGCCGAGCCGGGCGTGCTGCATCTGGGCGGCGTAGGAACGGCGGGCGTGGAGAGCCTGAGCTTCGCGCTGCCGGAGGAGTGGAGCGGGATGGCCGTGACCCTGCACATCGAGCAGGAGGGCGGCACGCTGCCCCAGCCGGTGCTGCTGGACGAGAGCCGGGAAGTGACCATCGACCGACGCTTTACTGCCGCCCGGCAGGGGCTGTGGATGCTGCTGGCCCAGAGCGCGGACGGCTACACGGCCATGAGCTGCCCGGCGAAATACGACTGCTACGAGACCATTGGGCTGTCGGGTACAGTGGAGGACGTAGACCCCAGCGTATACGCCCAGTTTGTGGCGCTGGTGCAGCAGGCCGTGAACACGGCCATGAACGAGGGTGCAGCCGCAAAGGACGCGGCCAAGACGGCGCAGGCGGCGATGGATGCCGCCCAGAAAGGCGCGGCCGCCACCCAGAAGGAGCGGATGGATGCCGAGGACGCCGAAAACGCTGCTGCCCTTGCGGCGGCAAGGACGCAGGCGGACATCACGGCTGCGGCGGCGAGTGCTGCCAGCGCACTGGGCGCGGCAAATGAGACACTGGACGCCTGCACCGCTGCCACTCAGGCAGCGAACCGGGCGGCGAACCTTGCCCCGAAAAAGGAGGAGCGCCGCCTGCTGATGCGTCTGCTGCGGGAAGCCACCTATCAGACCAAGACCGCCGACACCCTGCTGGACCAGCTGAGCGGGGTATGGGCCGAGGTACCGGTGGAGGCCGTGCGGCTGACCCGGGACAGCCTGACCCTGTATGCGGGAGAGCGGACGGCGCTGGGAGTCCGGATCAGCCCCGAGAATGCAACGGAGCAGACCGTGCTGTGGGAGAGCAGCGACGAGGCTGTGGCCGCTGTGGAGGACGGCGTCATTACGGCAAAGACCCCCGGCGGGACACGGATCACGGCCCGGGCGGACGGGTGCAGCGCAGAGTGCGCCGTG